CTTGACTGGATGAGCGGAAATATTTTATTTTTACATGGTGGAAACATCCGAAAACCACCATGGACCGTCACACAACCCACTACAGAGAGACATCAACAGAGACAATGGACTCAAACTTGGTGTCCCACAACGCCCGTGGCAACTTGGGGGCGAGTGGGGGCGTCTTGTTCTTACCCCCTGTGCTATGACGGTTCACTCGTTGAAACCCGAGTATACCATCGCAGACTGACGCATAACAGTCAAAAAGCCCGTCATCGTCAATACCGTAGACCGTCTGCAAAAACGAATTAAAGCAGTCGGGGGCCACTACATCAGCATTCACCGTCATCTCCTTTAGCTCAGCTGCAGTGTATTTGTAGGAACACGCCTGATTTCGAAAATCAAGGTAAGGCGTGTCACTTAACTGCTCGGCTGTCTGAAGTAGAAGTTCTCTCACTCTGTACACGTGGCGATGTTCGTATGCAGCAGACAAGAGCTTGCCTGCCATATACTGTTCATCACTTACCGCTTTGTTGTTATTACAACGAATCGGCAATTTGCTCACCACACGTCCAAAGGATGGTACGGGGAACGTTTTCCTAAAACTAGGCACGAACCGCTTGCGTAAGAACGTCGCTTTCTCCCTCTCATTGTAGAGTTTTCCCATTGTCTCCATGCCTGATCCTCCCGCTACAACACCGAAGGCCCATTCAATGTCCTTACGGTCTTGCGTTGTATACGTCAATCCATCGTCCCCGTAAACCAAAGTTGTGCTCTTGCTAATGGCCGCAAGCTCCAATGCCGCGAGTGAAGTGCATGCGTTAACGTAACCGTTGCCGGTAGTAGTGGTAACTTCACCACTCCAGCGTTGTCCCTTCACTCGGCCCTTAACACCATAACGCGTAAAAATCCTAACGCTGGTGTTTGAAGCAAACTCCCTAACAAACCACTTTGGTGCGCCAAGTTTGTAATAAAACATGGCTTCCCACTTGCGGACAGCGGCGGGTTGTGTTCCGTCGTTGTTCTTGAAATCGTTCTCGAAGACATTGCCCGGGGTATGATGAACTATGTCTGCTATCTCGTCTGCTGTCATGCCTACGCAGTAAATGACTTCATTCCCTGTGTTCTTAGGGTTAGTTCTGCTCAGCTCTTCAGCAATGCGACGAGACAAATAATAGACAACGGAGCCCATTACAAGATTGTACATGTCTCCACCCTGGTAGACAACTCGTGGCTGTCCTCCATCGCCTTTCAAATGAACCTCGGATTTCGCGAACACGGTCTTGTCCGTATATCCAGGTAGTGTGAAGTCAGCGCCATCCAAGCATGCCTGTAACCTCTACCGATTTTGCCCGCTCATCTCCAAGAGATAAGCGTCGATCGCCTCACGGTCGAGAGTGATGGTGGGCCTCTCATGAATTTTGTCCATGAGCAACGTATGCCCGCGCTTGAAGCCATCACCCACGTCCTTGGCCGGTGCGTGATCACACC